GAGGTCTTTTTAGTCTAATAACCTCACGAGAACTTAAAAATCTTAATAAAATTACTTAAATTTGTGAAATAAACTAAGAAATGGCAGTATTTAGCCATTAATATGGGATAAATAATCCTATTTGGTACAAAAACCCCAGAAAACCTAGGAAATTAAGGTGGGCACCCCTTTTTTTTTTACAAAAACTTTTACCCAAGTCATTTAAACACTTTGAACAGTCCCTTCGAGGACCTTTTTTTTACAGGAGATATATGAGCACGAAAGTATGGGATAAGCCTAGACCTACAAACCTTGGCAAACCTAAAACAAATAAAAATAAAAAGAATTATGCATCAGTTAAAGCACAGGCTGATAAAAAATTTGGTTCTAAAACTTCGTTGGTAAAAAACATGTGGATTAGTAAGAAGTTATCATAATGGGTAAAAACATGAAGCATTTTACTAAGGATGGTAAATTATTTAAGGGAAATTATCATAAAATGTCGAACGGCAAATTACATACGGGCAAAATACATACAGCTTCTAGTGTACCGTTATTTCATTTAAATGAATTACCAAAAAAATTGCAAAAAAAAATTACATAAGAATTTTCTTCCCGTAGAAAGTTAAACTTGCCTAATTATACTATTCCGTACAAACCTAGAAAGCATCAGGCACAGTTACATAAGAAAGTGAAGCGATTTAACGTGTTGCCGTGTCATCGCAGATTTGGGAAGTCCTATTTTGCGCTCGCAGAAACATTAAAGAAATGTTTTGAGTGTGAACTACCTAATCCACGATATTATATAATATCGAGCACGTATTCTCAGGTAAAAAAAATACATTGGGATACACTAAAGTTTTTAACAAAAAATATACCGCATACGACGTATCACGAGACAGAACTTCGATGTGACATGGTAGGTGGTAGAAGAATACAGCTTTTAGGAGCCGACGGGTCAAGCGTGGAAAACCTTCGTGGTATTTATTGTGATGGTGTTATTTTAGATGAAACACAGTTACTCCATAAAGACTTGTTAAATAAAGTTTTACGACCAGCTTTAGTTGATAGGCACCAGATGGATAAAAAATCGGGATGGCTTATCGCCATCGGGACCCCTTCGGGGCATAATTTTTTCTATGACCTTTATATGAATAATAAAAGTCATAAAGATTGGTTTGTTAAAAAGTTTACGGTGGAAGATACAAAGCTAATTCCAAAAGACGAATTAGAAAATTTAAAAAGCATGATGTCGCCTGAAGAATTTGCTACCGAGTTTATGGTAGATTTTGATGCTGGTGTTGTGGGTGGTATTTATACTAAATCAATGCAATTAGCAGAAGATGAAAATAGAATTACGAATGTTCCTCATATTACAGAATTACCCGTTACTACATTTTCGGATATTGGCTTTCGTGATGCTTTTAGCATTGTGTTTATTCAGAAGGTAGGTTCGGCTATCCATGTTATTGATCATTTAGAGAGTTCAGGAGAGAGTTTAGAATACTACGCCAATAGATTAAAAGAACTACCCTATACATATGATAACCACTTCGCTGGGCATGACATAGTGGTTACTGAGTTGGGGTCAGGAAAAAGCAGGCAGGAGATAGCATCTAATTTAGGATGGTTTATACAACCTGTTCCCAAACTAAAAATAGAGGACGGGATAAACTCTTTACGGATGTCCTTAAAACGATGTTATTTTAATAAAGAGAAAACAGACTACCTCGTTAATTGTTTAAAACAATACCGATGGAAAAAGAACCAACTAGGAGAACAAACGTCAACCCCTCATCATGGCCCTGAAAGTAACTCTTGTGATGCTATGAGGTATATGAGTATTGGCTTAAACGAGTCAAGCGATTGGTCAGGTAAACTTAATTACGGGCCTTCTGGGATAGTTTAGAAACCTTTTTTTCTAAAAAGGTAATACGTTTATCTTTTTCGATTATTTGTTCTTTAAGATTGAGACCCCAAGCCAACTGGTTATTCACGGGCCTACGGCCATTGTAATAATTACCGACGGCTGTTCGGGTAATACCGACTTCCTTCGCCAGCTTCCCTTGGGATATACCAAGAAATTTAAGTAATTTTCTAAATTGAAATTTAGTCATATAACACTGTTACACTACAACAATATATTTATCAATGAAATTAAATAAAAAAAAAGAACAAGAACTAAAAGGCACTATTACACGCGAAATAACTGATGCTTTAGGTTATCAAAACGGTAAACTGGTCCAAGAACGTTCCCTAGCTTTAGATTATTATAATTCGGAGCCATTTGGCAATGAAGTAGAAGGTAGATCACAAGTTATAAGTAGTGATGTATTAGAAGCCGTAGAAAGTGTGCTTCCAAGTTTATTACGTATCTTTACCGCAGGAGACGATATTGTTAAATTTGAACCTGTAGGTCCTGAAGATGAAGAAGCATCTAAGCAGGCCACCGAATATATTAATCATATTATATTTAAAGAAAATGACGGCTGGAAAGTATTTTATACGTGGTTCAAAGATGCGTTAATCCAAAAAAACGGGTTTATAAAGCATTATTATAAATACGAGGATGAATTCCTTAAAGAGTCTTATAAAGGCCTTACAGAAATAGAATATCAGGCTTTATTAATAGATGATGCTGTTGAAGTAGTTGACGTTGAAGAAGTCACGGAAGAAAAAATGGTGATGACTGAACAAGGCGAAATGGCAGACACCCAAACTGTATTTAACGTTGATGTTCGACGTAAATCATCATCAGGAAAAATTTGCATTGAAAACGTTCCTCCCGAAGAAATGCTTGTTTCTAAACGTACAAAAACTTTAGCTGATGCGCCTTACGTTGCACACCGATTAAAAAAAACGGTTAGTGACTTAATAGCTGAAGGGTACGATAGAAAAAAAATAGAAGATATACCAAACTACGCAAACTCAACATGGAATGAGGAGTCGCTAAGTCGTAACTTATTTGATGAAGAAAGTTATATGGATGAAAGCGCTGACCCTTCTATGCGCGAAGTTTTATATTATGAAAATTATATAAGAACAGATATTGATAATGATGGTGTAGCAGAACTATTAAAAGTTTGTACCGTAGGAGATACAAACGAAATTTTACATGTAGAAGAAATATCGTATATTCCTTTTTCTACAATAACACCGATTATTAATCCGCATCGTTTATTTGGAATGAGTGTTGCAGACCTCGTTATGGATTTACAGCAAATTAAGAGTGTGCTTCTACGTCAGTTACTTGACAACGCTTTCCTAATGAACAACTCACGCGTATTGGCTGTTGACTCACAAGTAAATCTTGATGACTTACTACAATCGCGCGCAGGCAACATTGTAAGAGTTAAATCACCTAATGCTGTTGTTCCATTACAAGCACAAAACTTTATGCAAGAAGGTTTGGCAATGATGGAAAAAGTTGATCAAATAAAAGAACAACGTTCAGGCATTAGCAGGATGCAACAAGGCTTAGACCCTAATACAATTCAGAAGTCACATACTACGGCAACTGGTGTTAAAGAAGCAATGGCATCGGCTGGTCAACGTATTGAAACAATTGCTAGAGTGTTTGCCGAAACAGGTATTAAAGATTTAATGAATTGTTTGTTAAAATTAACAACACAATATCAAGACTATAAAAAAATAATAAAAATTAGAAACAGTTACGTTCCAATAGACCCAAGAGAATGGAAAAATAAATTTAATTTAACAATAAACGTGGGGTTAGGAACGGGAAGCCATGAGCAACGGCTTCAAATATTAGGTCAGATTTTAGGCATCCAAGAAAAAATAATGATGTCAGGTAGTAAATTAGCAAATGAACAAAACATCTACAATACGTTAGAGCGCATGGTTCATAATGCAGGGTTTAAGTCACCACAGGAATTTTTTACAAATCCTGAAACACTTCCTCCTGAACAGCCTAAAGACCCAATGCAAGAAAATCCGTTGCTTATTGCTACACAACAACAAATACAAGCTGACCGAGAAAAGAATGTTGCTGAATTGCAATTGAAAAAAGAAAAGATGGAAGCTGAACTTGAATTAAAAAAACAAGAACAAGTAGCCGAGTTAGAATTAAAAAAACAAGAAATGATAGCAGAGTTACAAATGGAAAGAGAAAAGATGAATAGAAAAGCACAGATGGGAACTTTATAATGGTACAGTTTACACCTTTTGGCGAGTCATCTTTATTTTCTACTATTG